GCCTTCCGAACAAGAAATTTTTTCATTCAGTGGTAGGCAGCAATGTCGCTAAGGAATATAGAAAACTCTTTATACAATTAGGTAGAAGTGTTCCTGGCAGCATGGAGTATTGGGAGAAACAAAGTGTAGGTGATTTGAATGCTTGGTTAGAAGCATTTGAAGAATTGGAAGGAGCTGATAAGTAGTGTCGAGAACATTTGAAACAACTGTTCAAATAAACGGTGCTATCGGCAGCTCTTTAACTTCATCTTTCAGGGGTGCTACTTCAGGATTAAACGATTTAAGTAGTAGAGCGAGAGCTATACAACAAGAAATGAATCGTTTAGGTCGTGATTTTAGGCAAGGTACTATTCACCAATCACAGTATGCTGAGAGTACAGCTAGGTTGTCTCGCGAATTAAGGCAACTCGAAAATAGCCAAAGACGAATCACTGCTTTAAAGAGCACGTTTAACAATGGGATGAATACAACAAAAACAGTGGCAAGTGTAGCGGCAGTTGGAGTAGCAGCAACTGCTACAGGTATAGCAATGTCGTCACTTAATACAGCGGGGAATTTCCAACAGCAAATGTCTAAAGTTTCTGCTATATCTGGTGCAACAGGTACTGATTTGACAAGACTCGATGACACGGCACAAAACCTTGGTAAATCAACAGTATTTTCTGCTACTCAAGCTGCAGAGGGTATGGAATATCTAGCATTAGCTGGTTGGAAAACAGATGCAATCATTTCGGCAATGCCTGGTATGCTAAATCTTGCGGCAGCAGGTGCTATGGACTTA